AGTTGCTGCAGCGCGACTGGAGCCTGTTAAGCGCGAAGTCGTTCTAGAGACCGGGGACACAGTAGTTTTCTATAGCAGTCCATTAACAGCAGCCGAACGCGAGCGAGCCAAAAAACAAGCCCGTGGTGAAGACGCACATTCTCTAGCGCTCCAGCTTTTACTAACGAAAGCAAAGGACGAAAACGGCCTTCCTTTATTCACTCCTGGGGATGAAGCCACCCTGCAGCGTGAATGCCGCGACGCTGATCTCCAACAATTAATGCTGGCTGTAATGGGGGCCAACGATGAAGGGGAAGACCTTGACATGAAAAGTGGTACAGAAGGAGCTAGCTAAAGACAACTGGCTTTTGCTGTGCTTCGGCGTCGCTAAGGAACTGGGCTACACCTACACAAAGCTAATGAGGGAAGTAGCCCCAGAAGAAATAATCCTGTGGTCCGCTTACTTCGGCTACTTAAATGACGAGCAAAAGAAGACTATGAACAAGATGCGCCAGTCGAAACGAAGGTAAAAATGGAGCACGCTTAGACTGGGTAAGCGTGTTCAGGGCAAGTAGTTGGCGGTTCAGGAAACCATTGTCCTTAATGTCCAGACCAAAGGTCTTAAGGCAGTAGAAGATCGCATTTCTCGCATCCAAAACGGTGCTGACAAGCTTGCGAAGCAGCAGAAATTCAATAAAGCCCTTACCACCGAGCAGTTAATCGCCCGCAAGATTGCTGAAATAGAAGGTCTTATTACAAAGGAAAACAGAAAGCAGGTAAATGAACAGAACAAAGTAAACGCAGGCAAAAAGAAGGAGTTAGGCCTAACCGAACGGATAGCTAAGGCTGGCCGAAGTAAACGTCTAGCAGCAGCAACAATCGGTGGTGCGTTTCCCATCCTGTTTGGCGGCGGCCCAGGCTCTTCAATCGGTGGCGCCGTAGGTGGCTTCGCAGGTGGACCCGGTGCAGGCGGCTTCGCTGGTTCGTTAGCCGGCAGCATCCTCGGCGGCATAATAGATAAAACGGTCGCCGAAGCAGCGAAATTAGGTGCTGCTCTTAATCCTCTAACTGCCGATATAGCTGCATTAACCATATCTTTAGGTGAGTCTCAAAGTGAATTCGGCCAACTACTTCTACAACTAGAACAACTAGGAGACAAGGAAGGAGCACTAGAGGAAGCCACCGCAAGATTGGCTCAAATCGTAGGAGAGGATGGTGTAGAAGCTCTTGAAGATTTCGATGATGAAGTAGTTATCTTCTGGGACGAATGCAATAAAGCAACCACAGCTGTCGCTGCACTAGCAGCAACAATTGGTGGCCCTTTACTTGGCGCAATAAATGAAGTATTAAATCGAGTAAATGCTATTAGCGCCTACGAGACGAGGAAACGAAATGATCCCGCTTTTGCAGCTAAAGAAGAGGCCCTAATAAAAAATAGGGTTGCGAAGGAAAGGGCTGACACTATAAGTAAGGGCCAGGCTGAGCTAGGCACGGAGCGCACCGATGGGGGTCTTGATGCCGCTTTATTCGACTTCAAGGAATATTGGACTGGCTCAGTACAGGGTGAGCAGACAGCTCAGCGAGCAATAGAGCTAGCTGAAGAACAAAACAAAGAGAACTTAAAAGGAAACAAGATTCTCAAAGATCGAATAGAAAAGCTGAAGCTTTTAAGAGACACAGAGACACGCGGTTCTTCGGCACCTGCCGCGAAAACAGATAGAAAGGCCCAGCTAGCGGCTGAGGTGGAATATAACCGTGCAATGCTTGCACTTAAGCAGCAGTATGTTCCTCTCTTAGGTGAGGAAGGACGCTTATACGAGAAGCAGTTACGTGAAAAACAAATAGCCCTTCAACTCGACAAAGATATAGAAAAGATTAATGCTGGAACGAGCAAGAATAAGGCCTTAGAGATTCTAAATAAACAGCTACAAGCTAAGGGTAAGTTACAAGATATGGAGAACAAAGAAGCCTTGTTAATGACCGTACGCCAAGAGAATTACGAAAAGCTAATAGAACGTTTAGACCTAGAACTCAAAATAAAGGAAGCGGTAACTGAAGAACAGCGAAAGCAATTAGAGATAGAGAAGAAAATGCTAGCTCTCCAAGGTGAATTTAATGAGGATCAACAGGAGGAGATTAAAAAGAAATTAGAAGCATTAGATGAAGCTGATAAGGGCGGAAAACTCAAGAAGTATATGGAAGACCTACAGGCAAGTTTAGATGATGTTGAAGGTCAAATCGTATCCCTACTTCAGACTATAGAAACCGAATTCGCTAGCGCGATGAGTAATGCTATCTATGGAGTAATTACAGGAACATCAACCGTAGAGGAAGCATTCTCTGAGATGTTTGCAAATATCGGCAAGGCATTCATAGATATGGCCACCCAGATGATCGCCAAGGCGCTGATCTTGAAAGCGCTTGGGGTTCTTACTGGCGGCCTGGGCGGCGGTGGCGACGCCAACGCTACCGCTGGCCAGATAGCAGGTAATCATGGCTGGAATGCCGACGGCTTTGGCTTTGCTGATGGTGGTTATGTCACCGGCCCAACCAACGCATTGATTGGAGAAGGTGGGGATTCTGAATATGTGATCCCATCTCAGAAGATGGGTGAAGCCATGGAACGCTATTCAGGGGGAATGCGCGGTGATGCTGTTATTCCAAGCAGCGGAGATAGCGGAGGGGGAATGGGAGGTTCTGGCGCTGATCTCTCCACTGCGATCAATATCTCTGGAGGTGTCCTTAACTTCAATGATGAGAGCTACATCAAGCAAGATCAAATTCCAGCAATCATCAACCAAGCCAGCAAGTCAGGGGAGGCTCGAACCTTGTCTAGGCTGAGGTCATCTTCTGCAACTCGTCGCAGAGTGGGAATGGCCTGATGTCAACAACATTTGCGGTTGGTCAGTATTTGAATTTCAAGAACAGCAATGGCCCTGGCTATTTTTTCCAGAATTTTTACATAGGAAAGAACTCAACCTTTGATGGTCATAGCTATAACTTTCTACCGTTCGGATTTTCAGGAACAACAGTTTCGAGACAAGGCGACAACGTGGAGTCGAATTTGGTGTTCCCTAACAATGCGCTTTCCAGGCCATGGGCAATTGATGCGATTCAGTCCAGGTGGGTGGCGAAGGTCAGAACAATGCTGCTTTCTCCTGAGGACAGCAACGCAGAGCCAACGTTGCTTTATTTCTACGTTGGACAGGTTTCGGCTGGTGGATGGGCACCGACAACGTTGACGTTGAAACTTGATTCCGTTTTGGATGCTGTCTCTAGAGGCATTCCTCACCGCACCATTAATCAAAATCTGTGCGGGCCGTTGCCTGTGACTGCCAATGTCCGGGTGTGAATCGTATCTAGGGCGTCCTTATCAACTGGGAGCTTGCGGAAGTGCTGGTGAGATTGATTGCATCCACCTTTGCTATGGAGTGCTGGAAGAGCTAGGCATTCCGGCGCCTAACTTTGATTGGAGCTGGTACGAGGCAAGCCCCCGAATAGTGATGCGAGCCATTCAGGGTTGGGGCAAGCGAATTGCGGACCCCGCCTACGATGGGGACATCAGCCTTGTTCCTAGCAAGGTGCAACGTTGGGCATTTGCGGTTACATGGCAGAACGGCATTCTTCACATCAATCAGGCGACGCAGGCAGTTCACTGGTTGCCTCGTCATTTGGTGCCCGTCAAGCGGTCATACCGTTACTGCCCTTTGAGCAGGATTTAATCCGTCAGCTGGGTTGCAGCGAAGAGGAATATCGATTTTTTAGCGATGAGATGAGGAGCAGGGGAGGTGTGAGGCCAGCGGCTTATGACCACATCCCAGAAGTAAGAAACACAGGAACCGAGATCATTCTTATAAACCTTGTTATTGGGATTGCATTAACTGCGGCTTCAATATTGCTGGCTCCCAAGCTACGCCCGCTAGATGATGACGGGGTTACACAGCGCAACCGGGGAGGGATAACGGGGCCCAGTCGGTTCAATACAACTTACGGTTTTGACAGCATTAGCGATCTAGCCCAATACGGCTCACCTATTCCGATCCCGTTTGGATATTTCGTAATACGTGATGGGATCATGTCGGGCGGCATTCTGTGCACCCCAAAGCTGGTTTGGTCTCGGATGTTCTCCTATGGAACGAGTCAAGCCTTCAAGTGTATGTATGTAGTGGGTGAGACAGATATGGGCGTGCCAGATCTCAATGGAGTGTGGATGGGCAATAACCCCCTGGACAGTCTCTACAAACAGCAGTTCGCTCTGTACTGGAACAAGAACCCAGGCTCGGGACGTATTAAAGGAAGCCACTTAATAGCAGGAACCAGAAGCACCGCTGATTCTGCCGATCCTTGGCCTGGGGAAGATGTTTTCGTTGCTCCCACATTGAACGGCGGTCAGTTTGATGAAGCCGGTTTTTCTATGGCTTATACGCCGTCCAATCAATCGACGTTTGGGGTATTCAATCCAATAGCGAATGGCACAGATAAAAGATTGAACTATAAAGTCATTTCTATCCCAAGTGATATGGGGGGTGACGCCGAGGATGTTTTACGAGAAGAGCGCAACAAGTGGACTGGGGACTTTAATGAATCGGTTAACTCAAGCAGCACACCGACGCAAGAGGGCCTGGGCTGTGGTTACCCACGGCGGCTAGGACTCATTCGATTGAATGGGCAGGCTGTAGATAAGCGCGAAATAAGGACAGCGGTAAAGGGAGATATTGCGGTGTTTGGTATAGGCCCGACATCGATTGCTCACGATTACTTCGATAGGAATGTAAGTAGCGAGGATATAGCAAACGACTCAATACAAGAGCGAATCCGTGCGGATGACTTGCTACAAATTGGTGAGAACTTTTTGATAGGTAAATCAGTTTGGCGTGTTATTAGCCGCACCCCTGGCTTATGGGCAGAAGGGCGATCTATTGATGTTTCCCTGGAATGTATTGAAGTAATGGGAGACGGGTCAATCGGCTTGACACCCATTGAATGGTTAGGTAAAAACCGCTTGAATGAAGGGGTGGATTTTAGTCCATACAACCATGCCCAAATTAATTTCTATCCTCTTTTGGCCCTACAGATGGCAGTGGTGCGAAATCTACGGCCAACAGATGTAACAGAGATAGGGCTAAAAAGTGAAGTTTGGAACCGAATGAATGGCCTAACCAATTTTAAAGAAGTTCCAACGCCCGACGAATTAGAGATGCTAGATGATGATCAGGTGCAACTATCTGTTGGTGGGATGAGCTTACACTTCACCCGATTTAGCTTCTTTACTATTCACGTCAGGCCATCAGGCAACAACGCAGAAGGCGAGGATTATGGTTGGGAAGGGATACAGGAAGAGTTTTGCGTTAGAGGAGCGTCACCAGTGGCTCAATATAACTTCTTGCGCTTGCAGCCGTCTGTCACTGGCCAGTGGGAATATAGGTTAGTTCCTCTCAGCTGTGCATACATAACCCGCAAACCAAAAGAAGCCATGGCATGGCTGCTAGATGCAAAGCGAGGGGAGTATATGCAGGTCGATCATGTGACGCCTTACGGGACATTCACTGTGATGGGTGCTGGTGAATATGTCCGCATGCATGACGTTGAGGCATCTGATTTGATGGTGTCTAAGGGTAAAAAGCCAACAGATGAAACAGTTATAACGGAAGAGAGACCAAGTGCGCTAACCCTTTCTGCCTATAGCACTAATAGCAGTGGCCGTGCTCATGGTTATAGAGAGGCGCTGCCATTTGGTGATCCTGGCCAGTACGGGAACGGCTATGTAAAAACAATTGCTCGCACGTTTAAGGACACCACAGGGTCTAAGACTGTTCGAGTTTTTATGACATCAACGGTAGTAACGGATGGGAAGAATAATAAGTGGGGCCAAGATGCTGTCTGGACTTCACCCGTATTAGAGGTCAATCAGTTACATGCAGACACCACGGATAACTGGAACAATGGAGACCAGGCTCAGATGACAGTTGACATATCAAGCCGCAATCCTTATTCGTCAACTCTTGGAACGGGACCATTGACCGCGTTTTATCGCGTCAATGTGAGCACTGTTGTTATTCGCTACCCCGCCGAGGAGGGGGAATTAATGCGTGAATTTGAGCATGACACACAGATCGCTGAGGTTAGTCATTATGGCGACCTGATTACTCGCAGTTGTGATTCTGGGCCGGAGCACATCATTGCTTATGTAAATGAATCAGTTGAGGCTGATAATGATGACACGCCGCAATATTCCGACTGCACAACGATGGGTTTGGCAATCCGTGCCAATCGAGAATTTACAGCAATGGATCAACCTAGGTTATGGATCAAACGAGGGATAAAGGTTGAGAAGCTAATTGATGCCCCTAACTATGAACCAGTAGGGGAAGGGGCGCTATATGAATCAAGTAATAACTTCGCTGAACTTGTCCATTCAATTCTGACTGATGATCGGTGGGGACTCGGGGAGTACATCCAGCCTGAGTTGGTGGATCGTGACGCATTCACTGTGACTGCCAGGTTCTTAGAGCAGAACAGGCTTTCCTTCGATGGGGTGATTGAAGACCGGCAGAACGTGCGGCAGTACATAACAAGACTGGCCCCTATGTTCTTGTGCAATTTCACGGTGAAAAACGGGAAGTTTGCCTTGACTCCTGCAGTGCCCATAGATAATCAGGGCAATTATTCAAATGTTGCGGTTCCTATTAGCGCAATGTTTAGCGAGGGCAACATCATCGAGGACTCGTTTGAACTGGCCTTCCTTGAATTAACAGAGCGGGAAAACTTCCAGGCTGTTATGCAGTTCCGCCGCAGTGGACCTCATGAGTTACCAGAAACTAAGAGCATTGTGGTTCGGTGGAAGGGGCAAGGGAATGAGGGAATCAGCGAAAACTTTGATATGTCTACCTATTGCACCAGGCGGGGTCATGCCGGGACAGCAGCCCGCTACCTGTTGTCTGTTCGTAAAAGGATTGATCACACCATTTCATTTAAGACATCACCAGCGGGCCTATCTCTGGGACCGGGTGACTACATAAAGGTGGTGACCGAATCCAACCCTTACCAGCCATCACAAAATGGAGTGATCTTGGCTGAAGACCTAACTGTTGTGAGCGCTCTAGGTCTGATGGATGGGACGTATTCGATTACTTACTATCTACCCGGCGCAACTGAGCTAACGGAAGGGACTTTGACGGTGGTAGCGGGGAAGGCAACCAACAATGCATTGGCTGGTGTGGTCTTTACTGTTAGATCAGACTCAGTGGAGTCCCATGTCTATCTAGTGGAGCAATTGACAATTGGGGAGGACATGCTGGTGGACATCAGCGCTAGCTATTTCCCCACCGACGATCAAGGCAGAAGCCTGATTGCCCAAGACCTTATCAACACTGATCAGTTTGTTTCTCTGCCATGACTACTCTTAGCAACGCTCCTTTCCCTGCTGTCACCCCAACGGCGAGGGGATATAACCCAGGGAATTGGCCGGTTCGGACTTACGTTTCGCAAAACGGCACAGAGGTAAGGATTCTCTACGGCGACACGGAAACGGGAACGGGCTTAAGCCTGAGCTATGAGAACCTTCCTGACGCTCAGGCGCAATTGTTCCTTGATCATTACCGGGCTGTGCTGGGCACATATCAGAATTTTCGGCTTAATACCCCAAGCAATGTGAACGCGAAGGGCGGCTGGGAAGGAGACACCAACGCCATTGGCAAGCCTCAAGGCACCTATTGGAGATATGCCAGTGCGCCTACAATTCAGCAAGTAGGACCGGGCATCAGTTCGGTCAATGTTGACCTTGTAGCGGTGCTCTGATGTCTAGTTTTTACTCCGGCCAACAGGGGCAGCTTTATATCAACGGCACCAAAGCAGCGAAGGTGCAGAACTGGTCGTTCAATACAACGATGGCACCACTAGAGACAACGACCTTAGAGGATCGGGATCGAACGTCTGTCCCTGGTTTGCGAAATACGGCGGGCACTTGTCAGCTCTTCTACTACTCAAACACTGAAGGAGCCGCACCAACAAATAGCGCCTCCACCTTGATCGACAGCATGATCAAAGCAACAGCGGCTGGAACGGTGGCTAGTGCTGTTGATGCAGTGACCTTAAAGCTGGCCTTTACGGATGGATCCACAACTGGAAGGTTTATCGAAGGCCAGGTATGGCTAACCAGTGTTTCGATGTCGATGGCGGTTGGCACTGTCTTATCTGCCAATGTTTCGTTTGAGTTCAACGGTGCCCCGACTGGGGTGGATTTATGAGCATTTATTTAGGCGACTCTGGTCAGGTTGCTATTCGCAGGATCGGAGTAGGCGCGGGGTTTTTATCTTCAGCGCTTGATCCTGAAGACGTGAATGTTCAAGATAAGCGGTTCAGTTTTGATTTTCCTATCAGCTCGTTAATCACAGGCGACCGGCTGAGGATTTCAACAACAGATGGCAGCAACCTGCAGCTTGTATCAGGCCACAATTTTCCTGATGGTGCGTGGTATATCAACATCAACCCTGTTGGAGGCGTTCGTCTTTACACCGAATACGGCGATGCAATAAATGGAACAACGAGCCGTGCTCTCACATTGATAGCCCCATCGTCTACTCAGCAGATTGTTGCCAATACGCTGAGCAATACAGACCAATGCGTTGCACAGATAAGAAGCTATGACTTCACCACCTCTCGGGAGCAGGTGGACCTAACAAGCCTCGGGGAAGAACACCGCCGTAGTTACGAGGCGGGCTTAATAAGTGGACAGGGAAACTTGCGCTGCCTGTGGGATTACAAACAGCAGTTATGTGATCCTATGCAGCCGGATACTCAGCTAGAAGAACCCCAGTATTTTGCGGAGCTAATTTTAAGGATGAAGTTAGGGGCACAATTTGGGGCTCAGCTCTATATCAATAGGAGTATCACAGAACACTCACTTTGGTGGGAATGTGAGTGCATAGTCACGAGTGTCGCCTTTAACTTCAGCCCAGCGGCACTGCTAGAAACACAGATCAATTTTGTGACAACCGGGCCAATAGTGATGAAGAGCGGATACGTGGAGAGGTTCCTGTTGCAGGAAGACGATAGCTTCATAGA